AAAGACATCGGGAAGCCCAAGGGCAAATTATCTCCGGCGGAGCTGAAAAAGCATACATTGGCCCGCCTGGAAGCCATGGAGTGACCCGGCCCAATTATAAGGAACAAACATCATGTCACTCGACGCACAACTTGAAGTAATCACAGAAGACTGGATTGAGTCGAACCGGCCGGAAGACATTGTCTTTCAGGATAACGTTCTGCTCTACATGCTCATGGCGGGCAAAAAGTTTCAGGACACCATGGTTCAGCCGGGGGAGACCGTTGACGGCGGTAAAATGCTCAAAGCGTTCCTGGAATACGAAAAGTCTCACACCGGGACCTACGGCAACACCACCAAGATTCCGCAGTCCAAAAAGGAAATCTTGAATGCTGTTCTGTACCGGTGGGCAGGTTATTACGGCAGCAACACCATGGATCTTGACGACCAGATCCAGAACAATGGGAAAGCGGCCCTGGTTGACCTGGCACACGCCATCCTCCGCAATATTCACAAAAGCATCCGGGATAAGATGGGCACTGCCGTTTATGCCTCCGCCGGATCAGACCCCAAAGCGTTTCTGGGTCTGGGGGATTTGTTCAACACTGATTCTTCCGTCGCATACGGCAACATCAAGGAAGACGACATGGCTGACTGGAAGGCAAACGTCATCACGGATTCTGTGGACATCAGTTTCAAGGTCATGCAGAAGATCCGGCGAACGGCCAAGACCGGCCAGAGCAGAGATGCAAAACCCAACCTGTATATCACCACGGATGTTTTGAAAGACGGATTTGAAAGAACCCTTCACACACAGGCAAGGTATTCCAATACCAAGCTGGTGGATGCCGGGTTTGACAATGTCCTCTTTGGCGGGGTTCCGGTTGTGGCCGATGACAAGCAGAGCGACGGTATCATGGATGCCCTGAACCTGCGTTATCTCAAGGCGAAAACACACACCAAGTGGCCCTTCACCACTCCCAAATGGGAGTATTCCAAAGACCAGCCCGACACATTGACGGCAAATACCCGGTGGATCGGTCAGATCATTTGCACCAACAGAAAAGGCCACTGCCGGCACACCAACCTGAGCGAGCCGACATAATACCCTGACACAGGGTAATTAACCGAAAACGCCCTGGGTAATACCAGGGCCACAACATAAGGATTAGAACAATGGATCAGGACCTTAATTTTCAGCACTCCATGGCTTTTGCCTCTGGTGCTCAAACGTCTTATTTCCAGGTGCCGTATCGTTGCACCCTCCGCAAAGTTTCCGGGATTGTCCAGGCGGACCCCGGAGAAGATGAAACCGTCACCGTAACCCGTGAGCCCACCGTCGGTGGAACATCCACAGCCCTTGGTGTATTGACCTTTGGCCATGACATTGCCGCTGGTGCCGTCGGTGTATGGGCAGCAGACAGTGATGATGGCGCGTCCGTTCTTGAGGAAGGGGAATTTCTCAAGTTTGTTACCAGTGCAGGTTCCACTGCCACTCTTGACATGAACATCGAGCTGGACCCCTACGCCCGTACCACTGCGTAAAACCCAAAAACCCGGTCCTCACCCGGCCGGGTTTAACCCTTCAAAGGATTGCCAATGTCTTTTACTTTCAAGGAGCTGATAGATTTTGTGGCGGAGATCATCCAGGATCCGTCCTTCACCGATGAAGATATCGGGAAGTATCTCAACCGGGGAGTGGGCAGGGTATGTTCAGGCATTCTGTTGCCGGGGACCCATGCTATATCACCTCCCCTGCCGGACCTGTTCACAACCGATACCATAGAGACGGTACCGGATGCAGGCGTGGCAAACCTTCCTGATGATTATGACCGGGGGTTGACCATGGTGCTTGATGATGATTCAAACGTGATTCCGATTGCAAGATCGATGAGAGTGTTCATGCAAAAGTACCCGGTCCTGCAAAATGGAAACATCCACAACTGTGTTGCCGTGGGCAAGCGGTTGATGTACCGGGACGTACCCACCACAGCGAAAACATTGACAGTCCACTATTACAAAAAGCCGAGCAAGATGGAGGAAGATGACGATATCCCGGATGGTCTCCCGGAGGCCCTTCATTACAACCTTTTGGTGCCGTTCGCCTCTAAAGAGATATTCAACCTGATCGAGGACGGGATCAGCGGGCCGAAGGTCAACACCGAAAAATGGACCGATCTTTTCCATGCAGCAGTGAACGAGCTGGGTGTCTTTGTCGAGGGTGACGGGGAGGCTTACAACTGGGATAGAGAGGCTTATAACGTGACCGGGGAGGATAGTATAACATGACGTTCAAGTTGAATCAAATCGCATGAATACGCTGAAAGTATTTACCGGGTCAACCGGGTTGAATACGCTGATTGACCCGGTACGGCTGAAATCTTCCAGCAACGGGGTTCAGCCATTGGCCGAAGCGGTCAACGTGGATATTTGCGGGGAGACCGGCCGTGTAAGCAGGCGCAAAGGTTTAAGGCAGCTTGCGGCTGTATCTGAGCCTCATTCTCTATGGTCTGTCCAAAATGAATCAGCCTGTTTTTATATTGCTGCCGGCACATTATATTCATTGAACAGTGACGGATCAGCAAACGCTATTGTTTCCGGATTATCAGATGATGCCGGAAGCTATGCGGAGGCACCGGGAGAGGTGTTTTTCAGCAATGGTACGGCTATGGGCAGGATTTCACTGGACAGCCTGACATGGACGAATTGGGAAGCGGAAACCACCCCCTCCGGGCAGACAACAGACAAAGTGTTTTCCGGACCGCCTGCGGGAAAGCCTATTTGCTGGCATAAAAGCAAAATGGTAGTGGCGGTCACCCAGCCGCGGCAAGCATATCTCATGTTTTCAGAACCATTCTTTTATAACCGGTTTGACCTGACCCGAAATTGGGTTCCGATTCCCGGTGATGATCCAACCATGCTGATGTCTGTCTCTACCGGGTTATATATCGGGACAAGTCACGGACTATTCTTTGTTTCCGGGGATACAATGCAGGAAATGGCAGTCCGGCAGGTCTCTCAGTATCAAGTGGTGCCAGGCACAGAGGTTCTGGCCGAAGCTCAGTTTTTAGGCTTGCAGATGAATGGTACATGTGTGGTTTGTGTCCTGAATCATCTGGGGGTCTGTGCATTGTTACCGGACGGGAATCTCATACCCATGACATACAAATCTGTTTCACTGGACCCGGCAACCGCAGGATATGGCATTCTGCATAGCAAAGATAATCACCGTTATTTGATGTTTACAGACAATTAACAAGGAGCAAAAGATATGGCATTAAAACTTTCAACCGGCCTTCGTGATGGGATCATGGCGGAGTTTGCGGCACTTTTTGAAGACGGGGTTATCGATGTTTATTCCGGTTCAAGACCTGCGGACGGAGACACAACAGAAGGCAGTGGAACGCGCCTGGTTCGGATCGTCCGTGATGGCGGGGCGGAAATAACCTCCGGGGATGTGACCACCGGTAAGATGTATATGATTACAGCTGCCGGAACAGAGACGGATTTTACCAACATCGGCGCACCGGATAATGATTTATACACGGTATTCAAGGCAACGGGCACCACACCGACTGAGTGGGGCGGTGCAACACTCCAGGAAGATGTGGGGCTGGTGTTTGATACCCCTGATGATGGTGTGATTGCAAAGCCGTCAGATGCTACCTGGAAAGGTGTGGGCGAGGCCAGCGGTACGGCGGCCTGGTTCCGGTTTTATGATCCGGATCTTGAGACAGGCGCTTCAACAACTGCGGTGCGGTTCGACGGATCTGTCGGTACATCGTCCGGGGACATGCGGATGGTAAGCACATCCATTGCCGCTGGTGCTTCTCAGACAATCGATACGTTGGAAGTCACATTCCCGGCAACCTGATAAAAAAGGACAAAGTATCATGGCAGTAACAATAGACATTTATTATGAAGCCGGGGTGTACACCCGGAACGGCACGGTGGACCTGACAGACTCAAATATCAAGCTGGCTTTGCTGACCAAGGATTACACGCCGGATCTGGATACGGATGAGGTTTTCGGTGATGGATCAGCAGGTACCGTTTCTGAAAACGAAGTTGCCGCCGGTGACGGGTATACCACGGGCGGGGTAGCTTTAACCGGCCTGAGTGTTTCACGGACCGGATCCATAGTCACATGGGATGCGGAAGACGCTCAATTTGTGGCGTTGACTAAAACGTTTAAATACGGGGTGCTGTACGTGGATGCCACGGTCAACGGCATTGTCAAGCCGTTGATTGCCCTGATCGACTTTGACGACACCAGCGCAACCGATGATATCACTGTGGCTGATTCGGTTTACAATGTGGTGTGGCATACTGACGGTAT